GAGCTGACTTTCCTTTAAGCTCAGGAACATCTCGATTGTTTTACTGTAAACCAGCATTAGGCTCTAATGAGTCTTTAACTTTAGATATTAAAAATGCTGACGGAACTTACACTCAGGTAGGCACTCTAGCAAACTCTGGCAACCAAGCTGGTACAGTTACAGCAACAGGCGCTGGGGCAAGTACATTTAGAGTAAGTCGATCTACCGTTAGTCCAGCAAAGACTGTATACTTCGATTGATGATTAAACGACAAAAGAAAAGAAAGCTAACCAAGCAGCAGGACAAATTTGTTGATCTTATGGCCCGTGGTTATCACGAAGGCCGAGATCCAACAAAGATGACTGTAATGGATGCTTTCCGTCTTGCGGGCTATGCGCCTGACAACGGTAACGCCTATCGCTTATACAAAGACCTAAAGGATATAATCAAAGAACGAAGAGATGATCTGGTTGAAGAAAACCAGGTTGCCTCTTTGGCAACTAAGATCATAGAAGATATTATGGTTGATCCAGATAATCGACCAGAGATCCGCTTAAAGGCGGCTCAAGATATTCTGCACAGAACAGGCCATGATAAGCCTAAAGAGCTAAGTGTTACACAAACCGTATCAGACCTTTCTGATGCAGAACTTGATGAACAACTATCGGAACTGATTGAATCATCTACCAATGTCAAACAACTTAAACAAGGCTGAGAAAGAGAGGCTCCTTCGATTAATGAAGGAGAAAGAAGAGAGGATTCTATTTAATCAAATAGGACAATGGACTCCCTATGGCTGGCAGGAGCTACTAGCCAGCGCTACAGAGGAGAACAATCAGTGTTTGGCAATGGCGGGTAACAGGGTCGGTAAGACTTATACCGGAGCTAGAATTACCGCTTGTCACTTGACGGGCAAATACCCAGACTGGTGGAAAGGTAAACGATTTACCAAGCCTATCAACGCATGGGCAGCGGGTGCTAGTACAGTAACAACAAGGGACATCTTGCAAAAAGAATTGCTAGGTGATCCTGTAAACTTATTGATGCGTGGCTCTGGGGCAATACCTAGAGACTGTGTAGTTGATGTAGTTAGAAAGCCGCAGATACCTAATGCAGTAGAGAGTATTGTAGTTAAGTTCCACAATGCTTTTGGTGTTCACATAGGTGAGTCAGTGATTTCGTTTAAGTCATACGAGATGGGTGAAGAGAAGTTCATGGGTTCTTCGCTTGACTGGATCTGGCTAGATGAGCAGCCGGCACAAAACATATATACACAGTGTTTGACTCGAACGCTGGATAAAAAGGGTTTCGTTATGATGACGTTTACCCCAGAGAGTGGAATGACTCCAGTTATCCAACAGTTTATGAATGATAGGAAGAAAGGTCAGTTTCTAGTACAAGCGGGTTGGGATGAGGCTCCTCACTTAGATGAAGATGCAAAAGAGCAGATTCTAGCCCAGTACCTCCCTAATGAGCGGGAGATGAGAACCAGAGGCCAGCCGGTATTTGGTAGAGGTATGGTATTTCCATACACTCTCGATAAACTTGTGGTCGAAGATTTTACAATACCTGCTCACTGGAATAGAATCTGTGGAATCGATTTTGGGTTTGATCACCCTACAGCTATTGTTTGGGGTGCAATAAATCCAGAGAATGGCTGCTTTTACATTACAGACGAGTACAGAGAATCTCGTCAAACAGCAACGCAACACGCTATAGCGATTAGATCTAGGTCAGTTCAGCCACCTATAGCTTGGCCGCACGATGGCAATAGAACATTTGATGGTGGTGATTCAATGGCGGTGCAGTACAGACAGGAAGGTGTAAACTTTTTGCCTGAGCACTTTACTAATCCACCAGACTTATCACAATCTAAAGGTGATATAAAGATAGCCCCAGGTATTACTGCTATCTCGCAAGCAATGGAGAAAGGGTTATTTAAAGTATTTCAAAGTTGTCAGTATTGGCAGCAAGAGTATGGCTCATATCACTTTGGCGAGAACGGTAAGATTGTTGATAAAGCAGACGATTTAATGTCAGCAACTAGATACGCATTTCAAAGCCAGCGATGGTCAGAGCCAAGTAAAGATGAATCAAAAAGAAAGCGTCCTTGGGAATCTAAGGAATCTAACAGCAATTACAACTGGGTCACATAATGATCACAAACAAAGATTTACTGAGTACTATTAATTCCTATGAAGATAATGTTTCTGATCACATGGATAGCGATGCAGCGCAAACTCGTGCTGATTTACTTGATTACTATCTTGGTGAGTCTTACGGCAACGAAAGGGATGGCTACTCAAGTATTGTTACACGAGAGGTCTACCAGACCATTGAGAATATTAAAGCAGATATAGCGGAGTTATTTGTAGCTGATGATGAGACTGTACGATTTGAACCAGAAGGTCAAGAGGATGTTGAAGCAGCACAGCAAGCTACTGACTACATTCGCTATGTATTTTATCGCCAAAACGATGGCTTCAGCAATATTATGGATAGCCTTATCGATGGTTTACTACAGCGTCAAGGTGTTATTAAGCGCTGGCGAGCTATGGAAGACTCTACAACCACTCACGACTTTGATGACATATCTGAAGAGTCATTCATGTTACTTGATGCTGATCCAGAAGTGGAAATCACTGAGTTCGAGGAATACTTAGACGATCTTACTCAGACAATATATTACTCTGGCAAAATGCTACACACAACAACTAAAAGCTCTACTCGTGTAGAAGTTGTTCCACCTGAAGAGTTTGGTATTGATCGCAACGCCACTACAGTAAAAGAGGCTCGATTTGTTCGTCAGCGTAGTCAAAAGTCTAAAAGCGACCTATTAGAAATGGGTTTTAGCGAGTCGAAGATTGACAAAGCGTCAACCTCTTCTGGCTACAATGAATATGACTCGCCTGAGCGTATTGCTCGTAACTTCGATACAGATGATTACGATGGCGATGAGAATCAGATTGCAAACACTTACGACTTACATGAGGTTTATATTCGTGTAGACCGTGACGAAGACGGATTTGATGAGTTAATTAAAGTTTGTAAGATCGGTAATACAGTACTAGATATTGAAGAAGTTGATGAGATTCCTTTTGAAACTTGGACTCCTATCCGTATGCCGCACAAGCTTACAGGTCTTTGTCCAGCGGATGCCGCAGCACCCATCCAGAAGATGAAGAGTACGCTTTGGCGTAACCAGTTAGATAATCAGTACAACTTAAATAACGGTCGCCCTGTGGTAGTAGAGGGACAAGTAGACCTAGACTCAGTAATGAGTAGTAAGCCTGGAGCTCCGTATTTAGTTAAGCACCCTAATGCTATTTCATTCCCTAATCAGCCTTCGTTTGGAGCTCATACCAACAATATGATGGGTATGGCTGATCAAATGCTAGAAAAGGATGTAGGGTCTACTGATAACTCGCTTAACCCAGATATTCTTAATGGCAACACAGCAGCGGGTGCAGTTAGCCAAGTATTATCCAAGCGACAAGCTCGTATTCGTTTGATTGCTCGTGAGTATGGTGAATTCTTGCGTAAAGTCTTTATGGGTGTCTATGAGTTAGAGATTGCTCACGCAGATGACAAGTCTATCTTTAGATTAAACAATAAGTTTGTAGAGGTTGATCCTCGTACATGGAATGCTCGAAAAGACGTTACAGTTCTAGTTGGTCTAGGTAATGGCTCTAAAACTGAGCAGTTATTCCATATGCAGCAAACTATGCAAGCTCAGCAGATGATGGTTCAGGCTGGAGGCTTAGGTGTCACTGTAATGCCGCAGCAGATTGTACAGTTGCAAGAAGATATGGTAAGGCTGTATGATAAGGCAGCATACGGGCGATACTTTACAGATCCTGGTGCAGAGTTTACTGGTCAGCCAGAAGGCCCGTCACCAGAGCAGCAAGCAATGGAGGCTCAAATGCAAGCAACAATGGCTCAGATTCAGATTGAGCAAGAGAAGCTTGCCATTGATCGTGAAGAGCTTGCGCTTAAAGAACAAGAATTTATGCTTGAGGTTAAGAAGCATGAAGATGAAAACGAGTTTAAAGTAGCCGAACTTAATTTGGAGGCACGCAGTGAGAGAGCAGTCAAGATTGGTAACTAGCCTGCCTAGTGATAAGGCAGAACTAGATGTAAGAATTCGGGTGGCAAATGCCTCCGCAAGGCTTATAGAAGACGAAGCAATACAGTTTATTTTCCAAGAAATGGAAGATAATTTGTACAGGGCTTTTTCTGGAGCATCAAGACCTGATCAGGTTGAGCATATCTGGAGAGAGGTTAAAGTAGTTAAGGCTTTAAAAGAGAATATGGAGTGGTATGCAAACCAACGAGAAAGCCTCGCCAAGCGAGCAAAGTGAAGAATATTTTATTGTGTCTAGTGAGTTAATTAACTGGATGCGAGCAATGGCTTTTACAAAGCTAACAATGAAAGATGTTGAAGGTGTTGTTGATGAGTTGTGGAACTGTCCAACTATTGAACAATACTTGAAATTAAAAGACGAACAAAAACCAAAGATTATTACTTAACAATTGAGGATAACGGGAAACCGACCCTTTGAGGAGATACAAATGTTAGACAATGAGAACAATTCTTCGGAACTCTCTAGTAACGAACCCATTACGCAGGATGCTGGATTAGAGGCAATTTTGGGCATGATCAATCCTAAAGATGATTTAGGAGAAATTGAAAATGAACCTGTACCTGAAGCGGAATCTGAAGAAGTATATTCTGAAGAAGAAGTGGACGAAAACTTGGATCAGCTAGAAGAAGTTGAAGCCGAAGAAAGTGATGAAGGCGGAGAAGAAGAGCTCTCTGGTGACATCGAGCTTGAAGACGGTGAATATGAATATTTAGTTAATGCGCGTGAATATCTTAATGAAAATGGTCTTGATGACATTGAGAAGATTAAAAACGGCATTTTGATGCAAGGTGATTATACACGCAAGACTCAGGCGTTATCTGAAGAGCGAAACACTTTTGAGGCAGAGCGAGGAGCATCTCTTGAAGAAACAGCAAAGCTGTTAGAGTATGCACAAGCTATGGTTTACGGGCAAAAACCCACTCACACCACTCAAGAGTTGGTAGCTTTAAAACAATCAGATCCTTACGCTTATGAACAGGCATTAGAGAATCGAGTTCTTTACGAACAAAAAGAACAAGAGATCAATGCTGTAGCTGCTCAAGTACATGAGCAATATGAAGGTCAAAGATTGCAAAACTTGCAAGCTGAGTCAGCCAAACAGGCTGAGTTATTAATTCAGTTAGAGCCAAGCTTTAGTGATCAGAAAGTAGCTTCACAGAAAGTAGAAGTTATGACCGAGTATTTTGAAAGCATTGGTGGTAGCGCAGAAATGCTGTCTACTGTCACAGATGCCATTGTACTTAAAGTATTGCACGATGCTGCTATGGCTAGTAGCACTAAGAAGCAAGTAGAAGCAACTAAAAAGGCTCCTAAGAAAAAAGCTTCTAAGACTGTTCTAAGAAAAGGCGCGTCATCGAGTCGAGCACAAAAACAGGCTGCTGCACAATCTAAGAAGTTTAAGAATGCCACACAAAGTGATGGCTCTTTTTCAAGAGATTCTGCGGTAGATTTAATTCTCGATTCTTTTAAATAAATAGGTAAATTAACATGGCTACAATCGCATCAACCTCAGTAGTAGCGTTAGACACTGTAAAAAACATCCGTGAAGACTTAGGTAACGTAATCTTTAATGTTACTCCTTTCATGACTCCTTTCACTTCTGGTATCTCACAAACTCGCGCTACTGCCGATACTCATGAGTGGTTAACTGACACTTACGCAGACGCTGTTGATGACAACGCTGCTATTGAAGCTCAAGCAGCTACAGCACCACTTACAGGTGTTGCTGGAACAACTCGTGTTCGTCTTGGTAACTTTATCCAAATTGCAGATAAAACTGTAACTGTTACTAAGAAAGCTGAGTTCATGGATCGTGCTGGTGTTCCTGGCAAAGAAATGGCTTATCAGTTGATGAAGCTTGGTAAAGAGTTGCAAATGGACGTTGAAAAGCAGACTTTAGGTTGCTACGGCGCTCCTGCTACTAAATCTCAAGGCACTGCTGGTGCTGCTGGTGTTTCTGGCGCATTTGGTTCTTACCTTGTAACTAACCAAGAAGCTAACGGTGGTACTGCTAACCCAGGTAATGCTGCTGGTGTAGGTGATGGTTCTACTGTCCCAACTATTGCTGGTGGAAATACTGCTATCGACCAAGGTAAAATGGACGATCTTCTTGACGGTGTTTGGGATAAATCTGGCGACATTAACAGCGCTAAGATTATGGCTTCTGCTGGTACTGTATCTTCATTACGTAACACTTTAAGTGGTATGGCTGACAATGTAGATGCAAACTTGAACGCTAACGCTACAGGTGGTGGCAACATCATTTCTCGCGTAGCTGTTTACGTTTCTCAGTTCGGCCCTATTGCTGTTGTTCCTAACAAGCATATGCCTGCTAAAACTTTGTACGTTGTTGACTATAGCACTTGGGGCTTAGCTTTTGCCGGTGGTAAGAAGATTCATACTACTGACATCGCTACTCAAACTTCTGCTGAACAAAAACTTTTAGAGTGTTACTACACTTTGGAAGCGCGTTCTGAAGAAGCTAACGCTGCTTACTACAACATTGCTTAATGTTTAAGTAACTAAGGTGGGGGAGCTTCGGCTCCCTTTTCCTGTATCTAACTATCGGAGAAGATTATGCCAGCAGGTAAAGGAACATACGGAACTAAAGTAGGACGACCACCAAAGAAGAAAAAGAAAAAGGGTAAAAAATAATGCCAACTAAAAAAGGTTTATACGCAAACATCAACGCTAAGAAAAAGCGCATTGCAGCAGGTAGCGGTGAGAAAATGAGAAAGCCTGGATCTAAAGGCGCTCCAACAAATAGTGCGTTTAAGAAGGCAGCAAAAACAGCAAAAAAGAAGTGAGAGGGTTATGGATCATAAGATAGATAGCACTATTAGCAATGGAGTCCAAGAGGATAATGTTTACACCTCAGACGGACAAATTGTTCAAAACTTCAGTCAAGACATTACGCAATTACTAGAAGATAACAAAAACGCTAGGAACGCTACTAGCGATTGGATTAAGTACGATCCCAAACAGAACTACCATCAAGTTTTAGATCTGTCTATGACTGATGCAATGAGAATTAAACAAGAGCATGGAATCGATATACTTAACGATACCGATATGGATTGGAAGTATTTTTTTAAGCTCATTGAAACACACTACCCATACATGAAAACCACCACAGCGAGACTGTAATGGCTTTAACAACAAACGCAGATCTACAGGCAGCAATTGCCGACTGGTTAAATAGATCAGACCTTAGCGCTCAGATTCCAGACTTCCTGACTTTAGCTCAGTTAAAAA